GTATTATTGGGAGCATTTAATGTCTCACTGCTAAGATTATATTGATTTTTAACTTGTTGTGTTTTAGCAGCATTTTCTAATGCTCTAATTTTTTTAATTACTTCACTAAATGATAAAGCAATAGGTTTTAAATTATATAAAACAGGTACTATTTCATTTTCCCATCTTATTTTATGAAAAGAATTTAAACTATTTATTAATCCTGGTTCTTCATCATTTATATATCCTCTTAATATATTTGGAAGAATATGATCAAGATATGGTTTAGAATATACGTTTTTTTGATCTAAATATTTTTTAACATTAGTTAATTGGCCATCTCTTATATAGGACATTTGACTGCTTTTATGCAATGGCTCATATAATTCATTAAATCTATCAAATAAAGAAATTGCTTGATTATATAATTCATTTAAATTATCTTCTGCTAATGCTATTTTTACTGCTTTTAATATCTGATTAGCATTGCTTAATTTCCCAGTAGGTTTTTTATTTAACATTTCAATAGTCTTAAGATGACGATCTAATATTGTCTCTACCACCGCCTCATTGCCATCTACTCCCTCCAAATGATGCGATCCATTTGGATGAGCTGAATTAACCAAATCTTCTCCTGTTTCCTTGGAAGTTTGATATAAGGTTTGAGCTTGTTTATAATTCAAATAATTAGCTTCTAATTCAGCAGCTTCGGAATGCATTCCTTCGGCTCGCAACCCGGCGCATAGCTTGAAAATATTGTCCATTAAATTAGAAGATGGAGTCAAATCTAACTTGGAATTCGCCACTTTGTTAATAGCATCTGGCTTGATTAAACCCTTTTGTTGAGCTACTCTTTCTAATGAGCGCATAATCGGCGAGTCCTCAAACTTTGTATGCTTATATGTCATAGCTGGTTCCTTAAGTTTTTAAAACAATATCTAATTATTATGCGTTATTTTGCATATAACTATTTTAATATAAATTATCTTTTGCAATTAACTTTTAATATTAGTTAATACCATAAAAGTTCTAGGAGAGGCGAGCTACTAAAAGGAGGTGCAGTTACTTGAGCCACAGCAGGATGCAAACTACTTGGCCTTCTAGTAGTAAAAAGACCTACTTCGCTAACATAGACATTAGCTCTAACCGGATATTGTTGATTAGTTTCATATTGATCGGTTTGAAAAAACATTCTTTCAAACCAAACAGTTATTCTTCCAGAACCAGCAGTGGTATCATCTCCTGGTATATTGGCAACTTGATAAGTATAATTAACTATTGTTTTAATACCATTAGGCTGACCAGAGCCAGTTAAATCAATATTAAGCTGAGTTCCAGCGACAAATGTAATAATTCCGTTAATAGGATTTAATGAAACATCTATGGTAGAAGTAAAACTACTAGGAGTAATATTGGGTCTTCTTAAAGTCGCTATAATATCAACTGGCGTTACGATAGTATTATTAGGTCCAGGAACGCCTACAGCCGGTACAATTATAGTTTCATTCCAAGAAACATTGGTAAATGCTTTAGTTCTAGTATCATCAATTACTCCAATCGGAGCCGTTCCATTACTAACAGTTGCCATTACTTGATTGCCAATTACTGCAAGTTCTGCTGCCATCCCAGCTTGAAATTCTGCTGCTGGATCACATATAAAACTTACAGGCAGAGTATTGCCAACTTGAACTAATCTTAAAGTCATACATTACCTTTATATAAAGGCAAGTTATGTAATAGATAATTTTTAATTTCTTTATAATTTTTCATAATTTTTCTGATTATTTTTGTGATATACTAAAGTATACGAAAAATACTTATATCACAAAAAATACAAGCTACTATTAATTTATATATCAGTAGAAAATCACAATAAAATTACTTAAAAGTAATAATTTTTAATATTAATTTTTTTCATCTTCAAAATCAGAAAAAGCTTCTTGATCAGAAACTTGCAATAAATCATCTTCGGGGGCGACTTCCAACCCCAACAAATCATCATCAGAAGCATTTAAATCAAAAGTATCAGCATTTAATAAATCAGCAAAATCAGCTTCCATATCATCAAAATCAAGATTTCTTTTAAACGGCGGAACATCAGCTAAATTAAACTCTGTTCCATGATTTTTAAGATTAGCGACCATTTTTTCAGGAGTTAATCCTTTAGTAGCTCGATCATTTGCAACGCTTTCAAATTGTAAAGTTTCGCCTGGTTGAACGCGGGAAGGGTCAGTAGGAGTAGTTGGGTCTTTCATCCAATTCCACATTTTGCCAAAAGAGCGATTAGGATCGGCTACAGCTTTAGCATCTTCTTCAGACATAACATTAGCAGGCCCAATAAATCTAGCTATTTGATGTTCTGATAACCCTAAAGTTCGTAATACTAAATTAACTTTAGCTTTAGCTACTGGATTGTTTTTAGAAAACTCCATTAAATCTTTTTGAGTTAATCCAGCTTCCATTAGTGATTTAACACTAGGTAATTGCTCAACTGGTTTAGTAGTGGTAGTATGATGTTGAGCAATTTTATGTAATAACTTTAATAATTGATCTGCTTGCTTTTGAGATCCTATTTCTTCAAATATTTCTAAAGCAGTGTGCAAACAATTAGCGGCTTTAATCAAATCAGGAGTTTGATTAGAGGCTTGTTTTTGCAAATTATCTTGCATTCCAGAGATTAATTGATCTTCAAAAACTGATTTATTAATCATTTCAGCTCCTGAGCTAATCCTTCTAAAATATTAGTAATTTCGTTAGCTTCTTTAACCATTCCGGCTTGATCAAAAATATTAGCTGCAGTGCTAAGAAGATCGATAGCTTTAACGAGTTTATCAAAACCATAACGGTTTTCCGTTTGATTTTTAACTAAAGATTTCTCCATAGAACGATAAAGCTCGTCTTCTACACTGGCTTGTTTATACATTTTTCCTTATTTTTTAGAAGCTTTAGCTTTATCAGCCTTTTCCTTAGCTTTCTCTTTTTCAGCTTTTTCTTTAGCCTTCTCTTTTTCAGCCTTTTCTTTAGCTTTTTCTTTTTCAGCTTTTTCTTTAGCTTTAGCTTTTTCTTTCATAGCTTTGTCTTTGGCAGCTTGACTATCGCTTTTTTTCTTTTTATCATCTTTTTCTTTCTTTTTGGCTTCAACCACAAAAGAAGCAATTTTTAAAGTTAAGGCTGATCCGCGATCTAAACCAACCGAGTCAAGGGCGGCAGAAGCAGTTAATAAGCTATCAATTGCTACATCAAAAGCTACTGATGGTTCTAATCCATCATCTGCGCTACTGCTATCAGATGAAGAGGAAGAAGAGCTATCTTCTTCTTTTTTCTTTTTACGAGCATCATTATCATCTGCATTGCTGCTATCTGAAGAAGAGGAGGAGGAAGAAGAGGAACTATCTTCTTCTTTTTTCTTTTTACGAGCATCGTTATCATCTGCAAAATTATCATCTGCCATAGCGGAATCGCACATACAGCTATCGGAGTCTTTGTCGCACTTATGACATTTAGCCGAGGCGGTTTTATATTGAGTAGCAAACAAAGATTGATGTTCTGTGCTGCTGATAACTGCATTCATTGTTGCAGCTACGAAGTCGGATACGCTTGAGTTTTTCATTTATAATCCCTTTAAAATCTTAATTGTTAATATTAGAACGCACCTTTTTTAGTTCCAAACATTGAAGCTAATTGATCATATTCATTTTTTGGAGCAGATGGAGCCTTATAATTATCTTCATCTAATAATCCTACTTGTGGAATACGACTTGCTTCTTTGCGCATTGGCTCATGACGGGCAATTACTCTTTTTAATGACTCAAAATTATCATCATTAAACTTCATAATTTCATCAACTTGAGCCGAAATGGCGCCTCTTTCATTACGACATAGATTACGCTCAACCATATCATAAGCGGTTTCATAAGCACGAGCTAATTTAACTTTAAACTTATTAAGCTCTTCTTCCATTTCCGCTTTCACATGCTCTTTAACTAATTCGCTGGCAAACTCGCTGCCACCATCTACTTCACCGTAAAACTTTTTCCAATAAGAAACTGCATCTTTATCTAATCCTTCAGCCACTAAAGCATCCACATCTTGTGGGTTTAATTTGCCTTCAGAAACTAGCTTTTGAATAGCGGCAGCTTCTTTACGAACTTTAGGTGGCATTTTAGCTAATTCCATCATAGCTTTATTTGCTTCTGGTAAGGTTTCTACCAATCCAAGATTATCAGATGGTTTAATATCTAATTCAGTTTGTCCATCAGTAAGTTTATTAGCAGCATCCAACATATCACTAAACTTTTGTTTAGACATATCTTGAACTTCACCGCTGTCTTGTTTGCCTAAAGCATCAGCAGCTAATTTAGCTCTTAATAAAGCCCGTCCTTGTTTACTGTTTAGAGAGGCAGTTTTATCAACCATTACATTGGCTTCTGGCGCTTTTTTAGCAACTTCTATAGCGGTAGCAGGATCATTTACTTTAATGGTTCCACCATCATTATCCAAGTCTAAATCTTCATCCATTTCATGATCTTCTGGTTTTTCATCCATTAAACCATCTAAATCAAGATCTCCTAATCCATCGTCATCCATCATAGTATGAACGGCATCTAAATCAGCATTGGTATCATTAATAAGTCCCATTAAGTCATCACCGTCTGCGGAGTGACTATCTTTTTTATCGCTCATAGCATCTCCTTCATCTGCGGCTAATGATTGTAATTCAGCTTCAATTTCTGCACGTTTAACAATAGCCTTGGTTCCACGAGCATATTTAACAAAAGCTGTCATTAATTTGAAGCCATCTGCTACGGCAGTTTTTGCTTCATTAAACGCATCTTCTACAATGGTTCCCACGAATTCTTGATTGGCACTATTAACTGCACCTTTATCATACATTCCGGCAATCATATCTAATTCTTGTTGATGGTCGTTTAATTCTGCAATAGCTTCTTTCATAGCATTAGTTAATGCTCCATTAAGTTCTTTTCTTAAAGAATTAAGAGTGGCAGTGCTAAAATTAGCAGTTTTGGTTGAACCATCATCAGCCATAGCTGGACCGCCCATTCCACCTGCTGGGGCATCAGATCTTCCCATTTCAGCTTGTTCGCCAGTTAAAGCTCTAACAGCTTCTACTAAATCAGAACTTAAATCTCTAACTTTTTCAGAAAGCTCTAAAGCGCTTTGTTTTGGGTCTCCATCTTTGCCTGCATCTGCTACTGCTGGAGCGCTTGCCATTTCAGGGGCAGCTGGAGGAGCAGAAGATCCGCCATCAGATGGGGGAACTTGAGCTTTTTTAATTAATTGAGAAACTGCATCGGCGCCATTTACTTTAACTTTTTCAATTAATTGAGCGCCAAAAGCTTTAGTAGCAATGCTATCATAAAGCACATCAGAAACTCTACCGCCACATAAATCATTAACAGAGGCAGTTAATAATAGTTTATCGCCCAAAAATACTTCCCAAGCACTTTTAGCTTTATTTTGAGATCCATCATTATTAGCAGCTTTAACAAATCTTGCTCTTAACGAGGCGCGAGCCAACATTTCTTTACGCTTTAACTCATCTTTAGGTTCAGCGGAAGAAGGAGAGGGATGTAAGCCATCAACTGGACCAACTTGAGGAAATGGAGCTTGTCCAACCATTTGTTTATCTTCATAATCACGTAGCTCTTCATTAAGTTTATCTTTAGGATATTTAACTTTATTTGGAGTGGGTTCATTAACACCACCACCACCTTGCCAATAAGCTTGTTTAGCTTGCAAAGTTTGTTTAGCCAAATCAACAATAGCATTTCTTTTCATTTCTCGTTCTTCAGCTTCTGCACGAGCTAACATCTTTTTACGAGCTAATTCATCAGAAGGATCAGCCGAAGCTGGAGAGGGATGCATACCATCAACAGAACCTACTTCAGGGAAGGG